TCAAAAATCGGTCAAATTTCCGAAGATGTCTTTTATTACCTGATTGTTCTTTTCTTTGAGTTTATCTAGCTGATGAGCATACACTTTTAAAGTGATGTTTAGGTTCTCATGCCCAAGCAACTGAGATATGGATATTAGGTCAACGCCCTTTAAGATTAAAAAAGATGCGTAAGTATGACGTAGAGAGTGATTACGCACAGGACGACCAACAATTTTTTTAACTAATCTATTGCAGAGTGAGTTAGAAGCTCCGCATAGCACCCTATTTAATTTGTTTTCTTTATAATGATTTGCTTTAAATGCTTTGAGCAATTTTATAGTTTGATGATCAATTGGAATTTGTCTTTTTGATTGCTCGTTTTTTGTTTCCTTGAATTCTTGAGTTTTTGAGTAATCAAATGATTTATTAATGTCTATAGATCCCTTTTCAAAGTCTATGTCATTCCAAGTTATTCCGGTCGCTTCGGCGAATCGTAGTCCAGTCACTGCTATGATGTATAGAGTAAAGTAGGAAATATACTGGTATTTCTCACTCGTTACTTTGATTAGATTAAGGTATTCATCCTCTTCAAGGAAATCAAATTCTTTTGCTCTAGCTTCTTTTTGAGATTTTACAATCGCACCTTCGGCAAAATTTGTTTTGATAAGTCCACCTCTAACTGCTACATTGACAGCCCCTTTAATTTGATAGTGGAACTTTTCAAGTGTTTCTTGTGCATATTTTTTGGCAAACTCGTTGATTATTTTTTGGTAAAAGGTATGTGTTACTTTATTAAGCTTGATATCGCCAAAATATTTTTTGATGTGTTTGAGGTTTTTAGTGTAAGTTTCCCAAGTTTTGTCGACAACGTGTGGACGTTTGTAAATTTCTGCCCAATCTTTACAAAAATCATAAAGGGTTATATCTTCATTGCTATTATCTTTGTTAATGTTTGCTTCAGCTTTAATCGCAGCAGCAGAAGCTAGAGCCTTAGTAGCGAATCCGCCCTTTGACTTTTCTCGTTTTATTCCTTGGTTATCTGTGTAGTAAATGCGATAGGACCACTTATTGCCGCGCTTCCTAAATTTTGCCATTGTTTTCACCTCATTTTTCTGTTAAAATGGGTACAAGAAAACGAGCCATTTAATGCTTTTTTCTTATACGGTTTTGCCTCACGCTCTCCTCGCTAAAATTGAGCGTGGGGCTTTTTTAGTTTTTTAAAACAAAAAAAGGGCGCTTATTCGAAAACAGGCGCTCACAGTGGAGTTGGACACTCCAAAATAATGTTTCAGTGGTAGCGAGGCTACCAAAATTACACCTTAATTCTAACATAGTGATATTTAATTGTCAAGTTTCCCCCACTGGCCAGATAATAACTGCCTTGCGAGAGCTTTATCAATGTTGTCCATGATTTCTTTGGACAATGTTATTTTTCCGACAGGGTCAAGATCGTTAATTGGTTTAGCGATTTTTAGTTTGCTGACAGAAGTGATTGAGTCCAGCTTGGTGTAGGACACCTTGTCATAATTTGCATATCTTTTTTTGAGGAAGTTAATTTTGTCTAAGTCTGATTGTATCCATTTTCGGACAGTGATGTTTGCTACGGGCACATGAACCCCTTTAGGGTCATATCTATTGTAATATTTCATCCATATATCATGATATTTATTTTCTTTTTTAATCTGAAAAAACGCTGGGGGAACTGGTAACGAGTGGTGTATCCGTTCCACTTCAGTTGTTAGGTTTAGCACATTTTGAACTGTTTGAACTGTTTTTTCGGCATCATCCATTATGCTCGTAAAAATCTCTTTGTTAATTGACAGACTCTCTTTAGAATTTTTTGATGTTAGCGGTAAGATAGTTAGCTTTCCGTTATTGGGATGATCTTTTTTATTCAGCACAATCCCAAAGTGCGAATCGGAAAATTCATTGCCGATATTTATTCCAAAATGAATAAAGACGATAGTTCCTCGTTTGTATCTCTGATATTTTTGAGATTTAATTAAGTTTTCTGTTTTAAAAATTTTAGCGCGCTCGAGTTCTTGTCTTGATAATTTGTAAAATTTGGGATTTTTCGGATTATCAGAGATATTCAATAGAATTTTCTTGCTACGGCTTAAATTTTGTTTATTCAATGCTTTACTATCCATTTCTGCTCCTGCCTATCCCTCCCTATAAATATCTACGACTTCTCCGATAGTTCTGATATTATCATCTTCAGACAAGTATATTTCTTCGTAGTTGTTGTTCAAGCTTTGAAGATACCAAGCACCACCGTAGTCACGCTTTAGCTTCTTAACAAAGTTTTTTCCGTTAATTTGAAAAATACCAATATCGTTAATATCGACCTGTGAAGTGATATTAATAAACAAAAGGTCGTTGTCTTGAATAAGTGGTTCCATTGAATCGCCAGCTACTTTTGCAATAGTATCATATTCTTCAGGAACATCACTAGCACGCAATCTAACTTCCATATGTAGGTTGTCTTCTTGAAAAGTACCGTTACCTGCCGCAACAAGACCCTCGACATAATCATTGATATAATCTTCTGTCTCCTCAAGCTTTTTATCGAACATAGAAACAACTTTATTTTGTTCTTCTAATTGTTCGTTAGCGAAGCTGAGGACTTTTTCTTGTCTAGGTTGTTCTAGTTGGTTGTAGATAGAAACGATTTCAGGTTGATTAGATATTTCTGTCGTAGTGATTTTATCTTCGCTATTAATAGGTTGTACCCCTAGTAAAAATTCAGGAGTTACTCCTAGAACTTTAGCGAAATCATTCGCTCTATCAAGGGGGAATCCCCTTGTCCTATTGAAATACCTTGATAGTCCAGACTTAGCCATCCCTACCTGTCTTGCTAACTCGCTGATAGATAGCCTCTTTTCTTTTCTTAGTTCATCAATAATTGTGATAATTTCTTCATTAGTTCGCATATTTCACTCCTTAAAAGAATTATACCACCGTTCCCTAAAAAGCACAACAAAAACCCCTGGAAAAACTTTTTAAACTTTTTTGATTTATTTGTTGACAATAAAGAACAAAAGTTGTAAACTAAAATTGTTCACTCGGGAGAACAAAACACAATACAATGAGAGGAGGATTTTTATGGGAGTTGACTATTTACGAGTTAAAGCCGAAAGAATAGCAAAAGGTTATACCCAAGACTATATGGCTGAGCAGATGGGTTGGTCTGATAGGGCACGTTATGCGAAACGTGAAAATGGAATTGTTTCATTTGATGCTGACGAATTGGCGAAAGTAGTTCACATCTTAGGATTTTCAAAAGATCAAATAGGAATTTTTTTTACAAATAATGTTCACTAAAAAGAACAAAACTAACGAAGGGAGAAAAGTGTGCCAGAAGATTTAATCAAACAACTAGAAGTTGGATCGGAATTTCTAGCAAAGACGTGTTTACATAGCAAGATTATTATCACGGTGGATGGTATTCGGCTTGTGGAAACAAAAGAGTTCCACCCAGTGAGCGGAACTCTACTAGATTAGACAATACGTGTATAAGTGTGTATTTTAGCTAATCTATGAATATTTGAGCCAACAGACCCAACCAGAACAGAACGGTATTCCGTTTGGCTTACATTGTGATAATGGTAAATAGAACCATTATTAAACTCAACTTCCAAAGTGTTATTTTCCCAACCAACACTTCGGACGTTACTAGATGAAACGTATTGACGTTGCATAACTTATCTCCTTTCCGTAATGATAATCTCATTATAGCACGGTAGGAGGAACTACACAGATAGAAAGGAAACACATGAGACCAAAGCGATATCCGTATCAAAAAAGACCAGCTGATAAGCTAGTCATTCCAGAGTTTAAAAAAAGGATTACCTTAGAAGAGTTATTAGAGTCAATATTTGATAATTATCGAAAAATTCATTTTTCAATTTGAACCTTTCCTAATTCTTCAAGTGTTTTAAAAACACTAAGTAACATTTTTTTAGCTGAATCCTCACTAATTCTCAACAATAAATCTAAGACCTGTTGTTTTTGAGTTTCAGTTAAATCGAGATTGATTTTATCCATTTCTTTTGTAACGTTTTCTCTAATAATGGGCTTTATATCATAATCAGCTAAAATCTCAAGAATTTTATTATCCATGGCTTGTCCTCCTTTCCATAATTTTTGAATACAACGGTGAGAGGTCATATTCAAATAAATTATATCAGAAAGGATATAAGAACACAATATATTGTGTCGTCAATATACAAAAACACAACATATTGAAGTTTGGATAATCTATGAAGAAAAAACTAGACAAAATTCTCATTGATAAAGGAATGAGTAAAAAAGAGTTATCGGAGAAAACAGGAATTAGTTACAACACCATTATGAATATCGGTAAAAAAGATATTTCGTTTAACAAAATGAAAAAAATCGCCGATGTCTTAGGTGTCAGCCTAGACGAATTTAGATAACAAAAAAAGTCCGACGGGAATCGGACTCAAAACAAAACTTACGAGGTAATTTTATCATGGATAGCAGATTATTACAAATGCTAGATGAGTTTGAAGCGGGTCTTATTGATCGCAAAATCAAAGTCATGAAAATGATTAACAATGAAACGGAAACTTATCCGCTAGAACTCAATAAAAAGCAAGTTAGTAAGATGTTTGGGATTGACCCTAAAACATTTGACGCAAGATTTAACAGCCACAAAGATTTCCCACGTATTGAAACGGGAGGTCGGGAAAAATATCCACGAGATTTGGTCATTGAGTGGTATCACAGAAATTGGAGTATAACATGAACAAATTAGAATTATTTTTATTAGCAACAACCGTCATCTTAGCGGTCATTGCTAGGGTGCAACACGAAGTCATCAAAAAACACAATTCGCCAGAGAATAAACGCAGAATTTTTAGGGAAGTGGCTTTAGAAAACAGCAAGAAATGGAGTGCAGAACGTTATGTCTAAATGGGAATTACAAAAACAACTACTGGAAAATGCGACAGATTTTGAGAGCACAGTTGAGGCTTTACTTGACTTAAACGAGTCTGGCGAAATATCTGATCTGGAACTCTTACTGAATTTAAAGGATAAATTCAGAAGCTATTCCAAAGAAAAAATACGCATCCTTAATGAAATTCTCAGGCTAGGAGGCGCAGAATGATGACAACTTTTGAAAAGATTATTAAGAGCCTTAATCGGATTGAGGGGGAGTTAGTTAAACCTGAAGCTGAAAGACGAGATAGTTTACCTATCCTATCTGCGCAGTTGAGTGCTATCAAGCAAGATTTAAAATTGATGCTTTGGATTGAACTACCGACGTTAAATGACGTAGAGAAATATGAAGCTCTTTATCAAGGAAATGATTTTAAATTCAGTGAAACTTTCTTAGAGCGCCAAGCGACGAGAAAAGCCTTTTGGAGACGATTAGCTAAAGAAACTTTCAAAGAAGATCAGGATAAGAGGAATTCTGTTAAGTTGGCTGAGAAAGAATTTAAAGATGCGACGATATCGTGGCGAGAATTTTTGTGGGGTAAAAAGAAATGAATGTATCACTAAAACTCCTAGGTGAAACGCAAGCGGGTTTAAATGATATTTTACGTCAGGGGGGCTCTCTTGTTCCCAAATCCAAGCCCTGGCGGACGCAGTTTTTATACTAACAACTTTAAAACAAGTAATTGAGGAGAGAAAATGAAACCATCAGAACTAATTAGAAATTATTTTAAAGAACATACAGGTAAGACAGAGGCTGATTGTGCAAAAGCAACAGGGGTAGAACGTAACACAGTAAAGCAGTGCGTTTGGAGAGATAGGCAGCGAGGTCTTGCTACAAAAGATAGAGCTACTGGATTCGTCACTTACGAGGATGGATTTGCAGAGATTCCAGAAAAAATCAATGGGCATCCTCTTGCTAAAGTTAGCCATGAGATGCTTAATAGATTGCTTGAACAGACTGAGTTTATTACAGATGACGAGCTTCTTTTGAGATACTCAAAAGAAATCAGATTATATATTGCAGAGCTGAAAGGATTATTACGATGAACTATTTAGAATATGCACTAGCTTATCTTGAACGTGAGTTAGAAATTATTGATAATGAAGTTATCGAAGTTGAGTTGCCCGACGGAGATTGGGAGTTTGTGCCTAATCCCTATTACGAGGAAGGTTTGCATAACAGACCTTATTATCGCAGCCAGGTTGCTAAAGACATTCTTGATATTAAAGGACTTTTGGGGAGGTGAGGCTATTGATTGCATCAAAAAAGACGGCTTAGGAAACCGTCAACAATTACACACACACTTAAATTATAACACAGAAAGAGAGGAACACAATGATTGAAGTAACTTTTAAAGCAGAGAGCATGGCAGGTGTTTTCGATGCTATGCGTGAAGCTCTGGATATGCCGAAAACAGTAACCAAGGATGCGGTTGAAGAAAAACCAGCCCCTAAAAAGAAAGAAGAGTCTGTAACTTTGACATTAGCTGACATTAAGAAAATGGCTAAAGCCAAGGTTGAAGAAGGGAAGTCAAAGGACATCAAGGAGGTCTTGAAAGAGATGGACGTCGCAAAAGTTGGTGAACTTGAAGAATACCAGTTTGCGGAGTTTGTTGAGAAGTTGGAGGCCCTCTAATGCCAGTAGAAAATCACGCACTACTGTCTGCTTCTAGTGCTCACAGATGGCTTTATTGCCCTATGCTACCGAGATTAGAAGCAGACTATCCTAGCCGCGACACCGTATACACTCAAGAGGGCACAAGCGCCCATGAGCTTTCTGAAATCAAACTGATGTACAAGTCTGGTAAAATCACCAAGCGTAAATTTAACACGTTAACCAAGGCTTTTAAGGAAAACTCAGACTTCTACAACGAAGAGATGGAAGAGATGACGGAGCTTTACACAGATATTGTTATGGAGCACCTAAATGCTTATGAGGACGCTGAAATTGAACTTGAAAAACGGGTTGATTTTAGCGACTGGGTGCCTGGCGGTTTTGGGACTTCGGATGTTGTCATTTTGACGGATGGGGTCATTGAAATTATTGATCTTAAGTATGGTAAGGGTATGCCTGTGTCTGCTAACCAAAACCCACAGATGGGGCTGTACGCTCTAGGAGCTTACGCTTCCTACGATATGGTTTATGACTTTGACCGCATCAAGATGACCATTATTCAACCGCGTTTAGATTCGGTTAGTTCTGTTGACATTTACGTAGAGGAGCTTCTGTATTGGGCGGATAATGTTGTCTTGCCTATGGCCGCTCAAGCAGACGCAGGCATTGGTGACTGGAACCTAAGTGAAAAAGTATTGCAGTGGTCTCCTGTCGCAGCTAAATTGGTGCCAAGAGCGCAAGAAAACTGGGAATTAATTGATAAATATGACTATCAGGAGCCTGTCTATTTATCTGATGAAGCCGTCGCAGAGATTCTTGACAAAGCCTCAGCTATCAAGAAGTGGGTTGAGTCAGTTGAAGCCTATGCCCTGAAAGAAGCACTCTCAGGAAAAGAAGTTCCAGGCTATAAGATTGTCGAAGGTAGAAGTAATCGTGTGCTTACTAATAAGGAGGCAGCTGCGGCAATACTTGAGAAAAACGGCTTTGAAGATATCTACAAACCAAAAGAGCTACTGTCCATGGGGGCGCTAGAGAAGATGGTTGGAAAAACAACCTTCTCAGAACTGCTCTCTGAATATATTGATAAACCACAGGGTAAGCCTGTACTTGTCCATGAAAAGGATAAGCGCCCAGCAATTAACAGCTTAGAACAAGCTATTAAAGATTTTGAATAGGAGAAAAAATTATGACAACAACACCAAGCACAACTAAAGTAGTAACCGGAAAAGTACGCCTAAGCTATGTAGCTTTACTAGAGCCTAAAGCTTTTGAAGGTCAAGAGGCTAAGTATTCAACAGTTATCTTAATTCCAAAGACAGACAAAGCCACAATCAAGAAAATTAAAGACGCGCAGAAAGCTGCTTATGGAGCTGCCAAGGACAATAAACTCAAAGGGGTTAAATGGGAGCGCGTTAAAACAACGCTTCGTGACGGTGACGAAGAAATGGATATCGAAGAGCACCCAGAGTACGCTGGACACATGTTCATGTCAGTGTCAAGTAAAACTAAGCCACAGATCATTGATAAGTATAAAAACCCAGTTGACTCAGCTGATGAAGTTTACTCAGGTGTTTATGCCCGTGTATCACTTAATGCTTATGCTTACAACACAGCGGGAAATAAAGGCATCTCTTGTGGTCTGAATAATGTTCAGATTGTTGCTAAAGGAGACTACCTTGGCGGTCGTTCGTCAGCTGATGCAGACTTTGACGAGTGGAACGAAGAAGAGGACGAAGACGACATTTTATAGTAGAGGGCCTCTTTAGAGGCTCCTCATTTTTAAAGGAGAGGTATGAGACATTTAAATATTGATATTGAAACCTATAGTTCGAATGACATCAAAAATGGGGTTTACAAGTATGCTGACGCAGAAGATTTTGAGATTTTACTTTTCGCTTACTCTATAGATGGCGGAGAAGTAGATTGCCTTGATTTGACAAGGCAATCTCTACCTGAAGACATCAAAGATATGTTATTTGATGATAAGGTCCGAAAGCACGCCTTTAATGCCCAATTCGAAAGAGTTTGTCTCAGCCGTTACCTCGGTCTACCTTACTATCTAGATCCTTGCCAATGGCAGTGTACTATGGTGTTGGCTCAAGAATTAGGTTTGCCTTCAAGCTTGGAAAAGTGTGCGCTGTATTTAAAATTAGCACAGGAAAAAGATACCTCGGGTAAAAACTTAATCAGATACTTTTCCCTGCCTTGCAAACCAAGTAAAGCTAACGGTGGGAGAACTAGAAATTTACCAGAACACGCCCCCGAAAAGTGGCAAATGTTTATTGACTACTGCATCCAAGATGTTGTTGTTGAGATGGCAATTGCCGAAAAACTAGAGTCAGTTCCTGTGCACGACCGTGAATGGGATTACTACGCCTGTGACCAGAGAATCAATGACAGAGGCGTGGCGCTTGATAAAGAGTTAGTTGCTTCGGCCTTGTATTGCAAAGATGTTAAGATGGAAAGTTTGTCTGGTGAACTAAAAGCTCTAACAGGACTTGATAATCCTAATAGCAGGGCGCAGTTGCTACCGTGGCTAAAAGAACATGGCTATTCGGCTAGTGGGCTGACTAAAGCAGATGTTGAACAGGAACTTAAGACGGCCGAAGGAGAGCTTAAGAGAGTTTTAGAACTTAAACTACAAACCGCCATGTCAAGTCTAAAAAAATATGAAGCTATGGAAAGAGCTATGTGCTCAGACGGACGAGTTCATGGGCTACTTCAGTTTTACGGGGCTAGCAGGACAGGACGATGGGCGGGTAGAGTTGTCCAGGTACAGAACTTAGCTAGGAATTATATAAAGGACCTAGATGATGCTAGAGAGTATGTTAAAAAGCGTGATATTGATGCTGTGGAGATTTTATACGATAGCCTTAAGGACACTTTAAAGCAGCTCGTACGAACGGCACTCGTGGCTAAAGATGGCTGTACCTTCTATGTCTCTGACTTCTCGGCGATTGAGGCTAGGGTGATTGCGTGGTTTGCTGGAGAGCAGTGGAGGCTTGACGTGTTTTCGACGCACGGGAAAATCTACGAGGCGTCTGCCAGTCAGATGTTCGGAATTCCAATTGAGGAGATTGACAAGGAACTGCGCCAAAAGGGCAAAATTTCAGAGTTAGCACTTGGCTATCAAGGAGGTCCTGGAGCGCTTAAGCAGATGGGGGCTCTAAACATGGGAGTCAAGGAAGAAGAGCTTCAAGGGCTAGTTGATGACTGGCGCAGGGCTAATAAGAAAATCGTCCAATTTTGGAAAGACGTACAAAGAGCCGCCATCAAAGCCATCAAATCGAGAGCACCAATAAAACTTGGAAAACTATGATTTAGATACCGTAAAGGTTTCCTCTTTATAACATTGCCTAGCGGTAGGAACTTAGCTTATGCAAGAGCCAAGGTTGAGCCGGGCGACTATGGAGACAAAATTGTCTATGAGGGCCAAGGAGATAAGGCCTACTTCACAGCGCAAGAGACTTACGGCGGTAAGCTTGTCGAAAATATCGTTCAGGCGACAGCTAGGGATATTCTAGCCGAAGCGCTTCTGAGAATTGAAGCTGCAGGCCATGGTGTTGTTTTCCACGTTCATGATGAGGCTATTATCGAAGGCTCAGGCCTGACAATCGAAGAGGTTAATGATTTGATGGCTCAGACCCCTGAATGGGCGGAGGGTCTTCCTTTAAATAGCGAAGGCTACATAACAAAGTATTATATGAAGGATTAGATAGATGAAGCAAGAAAAACTAATAGTAAAGTCTTCTCCCCTGCAAGAGCTTCATATCGCAACAGGTAGTTCGCGAACAGCTAAGACATGGAAAAATATCACGCTAACTTGGCAGGAGCTGGTTGAGAGGTTAGAGAAACCTACAGTCACCCAAGAGACGTTTGCGGAGTACCAGAAGATGTCTCGAGCAGAAAAAGGGCAAGCAAAAGACGTAGGGGGCTTTGTCGGTGGATGGCTAAAGCAAGGTAAACGGAAAAATGAAAACGTTCAAAGTAGGTCCTTGGTTGCGCTTGACGCAGATAGCCCAAGTAAAGATTTCTTAGATAGGCTAGACCTGCTTGCAGATTATGCATACGCACTCTACAGTACTCACAGCCACTCAAAAAAAGCTGCTAAGTACCGTCTTATTATCCCTACTGACCGTTTAATGATGCCTGATGAATATGAGCCAGTCGCTAGATATTTGGCTAATCAACTAGGCATGTCAAACTTTGATGACACGACTTATCAAAGTGTACGCTTGATGTTCTGGCCGAGTCACTCAAGAGATGCAGACTTTACGTTTAAATATAACGACGAGGCTTTTCTGAGTGTTGATGAGGTGCTTGATACATACCCGGACTGGCATGACTCAAGTTTCTGGCCAGAAAGCCCGACGCACGCTGTTAAAAGACAGCGCGAAGCTAAAAAACAAGGTGACCCGCTTAGTAAAAAAGGACTTATTGGAGCCTTTTGTCGTAACTATGACATTAGACAGGCCATTGCAACGTTCTTACCTGAGGTTTATGAAGAAGGAACGACTCCTGATAGGTACACCTACACTGAGGGCTCAACCGCAAATGGCTTATTTATCTATGATGATGTCTTCGCTTATAGTCATCACGGGACAGATTCCGTGGGGGATACGCTTGTAAATGCATACGACCTTGTTCGTATCCATAAATTCGGAGAGCAAGATAGCGAGGCTAAAGATAATACTCCTACTAATAAGCTACCATCAAGTAAAGCGATGAATGCTTTTGTCTCTGACTTACCCGAAATTAAAGACTATCTAATGGCGGAGGCTTTAGGCGATTTCGATGAAGAGTTACCAGTCGAATATGACAGAAGCTGGCTTGAAATTGATGAGGGGGGCGAACCTGAGGTCAATAGTTATTTGCTAGCAACGCAGATTATTAAGGAGGTTCCGATTTATTGGGATGGCTTAGAATTTTTACGCTACGACGCTAAAAAAGGCATCCCGTTGTCTATGACCCCGAGGCGACCTGTGAAACCTTTGAGGGTTTTCTTAGAGAGACCGTCGGAGCTGAAAATATAGATTTCACCCGTGGTGCTAGTTAATCTCAAAATACAATAAAAAGCCCAAAAGGACTATACTGTAAGTGCCTACACAAACAGGAGGTTAGTCCAAATGAGCCACTTACAGTATACAGCTAAATCCCATCACTTACAATGGAATATGCGTCAATTATCAAAAATTTGTTCTCAGTTTTATCAGGATTATTGTCCGGAAGACTTCAAACACCGTCGTAACGTCTGTCTGTCCAAAGTTTCAGACCAATCTCTTCTAGTTTTACTGCTATTACAAGCTGAACTAGGTATTAAATCACAACGTCACTTTTATAGGATTTGTCAGCTATTTCCCTGCGGTACATTACTAGAAAGAAGTCGCTTTAATAGGCGTGCAAGACAGTTGATTTGGCTGGTTCAAGTGATTCGTCAGGCAATGAACACTCAAATTTCTCCCAATACCATTGTTATTATAGACAGCTTTCCTTTGCCACTTTGTCAATCTATTCGTAACCACAGGGTCAGACTTTTCAATGGGATAGCTAATATTGGTTACACCGCCTCTAAACATATGTGGTTTTACGGTTTTAAGGTTCACATGCTAGTGACCTTATCAGGCTACATTCTGAATTATGTTGTCAGCCCAGCCTCTGTTCATGATATTAAGGCAGTTTACGAGTTGCTAGAAAGGTGTGAACAATCCGTCATTTTAGCAGACTTAGGTTACCTTAACCGTGAGCTGAAAGATGAGTTGAAGCAAAATGGCTATCACCTCTCGACTCCCTTGCGTCAAGATATGGAAGGGGCTAAACAGCATAATCATTGGAAACTAATGGCTATGAGACGAACCATTGAGACTAGACTTTCAGAACTTTGTTCCCTTTTTGATATGGAACGAACACTGGCTAGGGGCATGACAGGGCTGCAATTGAGGATTGAACAAATCATACTAGCTTACAATTTGAGATATTTTGAAATTAACTAGCACCATGGGTAAAATAAGGCATATATAAAACACGTATATAAAAAAGAATTAATAAGTTGAAAAAAACGTAACCCTGACCTTTATTGACCAAAGGAGGAAAGATGAGGACTGAAAAAGACATTGAAAATTATTTGAAAAAGAAAACAAAAGGGCTGTGTTTAAAATTTACCAGTCCAGGGACGATAGGAGTGCCTGACAGAATTGTTGTCATGAATACGGGAACCTTTTTTGTAGAGGTCAAAGCGCCTGGTAAAAAACCAAGACCCAGCCAAGTTGCAATGCACAAAAAAATAAAAGAGGCTGGTCAGCACGTTTGGGTTGTTGACTCTTATGAATCAGTGGACATGGCCTTAAAAGAAATGGAGAAATGGGCGTGAGACTGCACGAGTACCAAGAATACGCTAAGACGTGGATAGTAGAGCACTCTTATTGTGGGCTTTTACTTGACGTGGGCCTTGGCAAAACACTGACAGCATTATCAGCGATAGATGAGATTCAAAATATTTTTTCCGAGGATCATAAGATTTTAATCGTAGCCCCTAAAAAAGTGGCGGAAGAAACGTGGCCAACGGAGATTGAGAAATGGCATTTTGATTTCACCTACTCTAAAGTTTTGGGGAGTGAGGGAAAACGAATTGAAGCGTTAGAAACAGAAGCCGATATCTATTTGATTAATCGTGAGAATGTTACTTGGCTTGTTGAATACTACAAGACTAAATGGCCGTTTACCTTTGTGGTTATTGATGAGCTGTCAAGCTTTAAGTCTAGTAAGTCAAAACGGTTTAGGGCTTTGCGAAAAGTTAGACCGAAAGTCCAACGCCTTGTAGGACTAACAGGAACCCCAGCGCCTAACAGTTTGGTTGATTTGTGGCCGCAGATTTATCTGATGGACAGAGGCGACAGGCTTGAGACGAGCCAGACTCGATTTAAAGACAAGTATTTTGTTCCTGATAAGCGTAATGGTCCAATCATTTACAGTTGGGCACTTAGGGATGGTGCAGAAGCAGAAATCTATGACAAGATTGAGGATATCTGTGTCAGCATGAAAGCTAAAGACTATCTCAAGTTGCCCCCACGAATCAACAACGTTGTATCAGTTAAGTTATCTAATATGAAAGCTTACAAACAGCTTGAAGCTGATTTGGTGTTGGAGTTTAAAAATAAAGAAATATCTGCGGCTAATTCTGCGGTCTTGGCCAATAAATTACTTCAAATGGCTAATGGTGCTATCTATGATGATGATAAAACAACAGTTGCTATACACGACGACAAACTTGACGCGCTTGAGGACATAGTAGAAGAAAGCCAAGGCCAGCCAATCTTAGTTTTTTATCAGTATCAACATGATTTTGAAAGACTTAAGAAACGATTCCCTCAGGCTGAAGAGTTGACGTCAGTTGACAAGTGGAATTCCGGAAAAATACCAATTCTTCTGTGTCACCCTCAATCAGCTGGGCATGGGCTTAATCTACAAAAAGGCGGGCATATTATTGTTTGGTTTGGGTTAACGTGGAGTCTTGAATATTATCAGCAAGCTAATGCCAGATTAGATAGACAGGGACAGACAGAACCCGTTATTGTGCACCACATTGTTGCAGAAAATACAGTTGATGAAAAAGTACTTAGGATTTTACAAGGCAAAGAAAAAAATCAGAACGCCTTACTTGAAGCAGTTAAGGCGCAGTTAGGAGTCTAGATGAAAAAAGAATGTGTCGTTAGAATCTACACGGGTAGAGAAAAGAATTTTGAGGCAAAACCTCAGTTTGAAGAGAAAACCTTTACGCGAAAAGCAGACATGCTGAGGTTTTGGGATTCTTGCGAAGCAACAGTTAAAGAAAAATATACTAGGGAGTGGAAAAAATGACAGAAGAACTAATAAATCCGCTACTAGATACGATAAAGAGACAAGAGGATAAGCTCTATAAACAGGCTAACGTGATCGTCATGCTGATGACAGCAGTTATTATGTTACTGATGATAAGTATCGCCTTACAAAACCACTACGAGCAGCAAATAACAGGACTACGTTCGCAGCTTGTACGGACACAAAAGCAGCTTAAACGTGCTAGCGAGGATAGAGATAGACAGACAAAGCGGATAGCTGAACTGACAGGGAATGGGGGATGAAAAATGGGATTTAGTGAACAAATTAAAACAAGTAAAAGCGACGAATATTACACGCCAAGATACGCAGTAAATGTGATCTTGCCATATCTAACAAAATTCAAACACATTTGGTGTCCGTTTGATAAAGAACATAGCGAATTTGTGCAAGCACTACAAGAACTTGGATATGAAGTAACTTTTGGGCATATTGAAACAGGAGAAGATTTCTTTGATTATGATGAAGTTCCAGAAGGTGTCGACTGCGTAGTAAGCAATCCTCCATTCAGCAAAAGAGATGCGATTTTTAATAAGTTGTATGACTTAGAAATTCCATTTGCCTTAATTATGAATATGAATGGTTTGTTTGACAGTAAGGCTAGATTTAATCTTTTTAAAGACAATAATTTCGAACTGTTAATTCCAAAAGGGAGGATGAAGTTTTTTGATGAAGAAATGATATCAAGAAATAATCCAAACTTCCAAAGCATCTATGTATGTAATGGAGTTTTAAATAATCAAATAGAGTTCACAGATATGATTGCAGAATTGACTGGAAATGGGAGATGATTATGTCATTAATTGATGAAGTAAAAGAATGCGGTTCAGAATCTCACAAAAAGTGGTTTGATAGATTTTTTGATGATTTAAAAATCGAGGAGAAGATTAAACAATCTGCGATGAAAGGTTTTTCTGGTTATAAAATCTCTATTTCAAAAAATGATGAATACTTAGCTAGACGACTTAACAGTCAAAAAACAGTAGATTTACTAAAACAACGACTGGGAGACGGTTTTGAAGTCGAAATAAAAAATCTTGAATCATCATATACAATCTTTGGTAAACCGGTTGTAATAAGTAGAGATTTGTGTATTTTTTGGAGGACAGGAGATAAGGATGGACGATAACACAGCAGTTGTTTTGACACTGCTAATATTATTTTTACCGATTATTATTAGTAGCTTTAGAGATTGAGTGAGGTACAAAATGACAGAGCAAGAAATTAAAAATCTGCTTAATGACGGCAGAAACCTAGTATCAGACGCAATTAGCAAGTGCTCTTTAGCGACAAGCGAAGTTCCTTTATCTGCGGATGATAGCTTGGTTGACAGTGCTTACGATTATATCATTCACGGCATAGGTGACGTTGATAAAATAGCTAAAAAAATAAGTGATGAGGTAACAAATGAACATTGAAGAAGCGATTAAAAAGATAAGAGAGCTTGACTTATATGGATTATCCCCAGCAGAGTCAAAGAAAGCAATCATACCAATTGTTTGTCAAATTAAACTCGACCAACAAAAAGTGGTAGTGCCTAAGTTTGTGGCGGAGTGGTATGAGGAACATAAAAATGAGTTTTATTTAAATTTACATAAGTTAGCTTGGGAATTAATTGAAAATTTAGATGAAGATTACTTTGTACCTGAAAAAGCATTAGATAGTGATTTTAAGCGTTGGTATCACAAAAATAAAACTGCTATTCAAACACTCATCAATATGCACCAGTTCGGCTATGATGCTCTTAGCTTTTGGGGATGGTTGGAGAAAAAATAATGGTTATCAACTCACCGAACAAGAAATCCGTAAAGACTTTGACTGGGCATGGCAATGGGCGAAAGAGGTGACGGAATGAGCAGGGACAAAACCAGAATCAGAAGCATTGTGAAGTCCATGAAACAGCTAGGTGCTAGCGAAGAGGAGACAGATGACTACATATGGCTATGTATGTTTAAAAAGCCTCACGTCATAGCTCAAGTCCGTAAAAAAGCTAGGATTTTCAGGAGTGAAGGGTGGGTAACAGATGACTGAAGAATTAGGAGTGTTGCTTGGCGATGATAAAACATCCTACTTTTTTAAGATGAACGTCGACGGAAAACCATTGTATTGTAAAAGTTTCTTTAACGCCTACAAATGCACACGCAAAGAAGCTGAACAGTTTCCGCAGTTTAGGTTCGTGCCGATAAAAGAGTTGGAGGGGCAATAATGGAAGAGTGGAGAACTGTTAAAGGTTATGAAGGAGTATATGAAATATCAAACACTGGCAAGATTAGAAGCTTGGACAGGCTGATTACATGTAGCGATGGAAGAAATGTATTCTATAAAGGTATTGAACTTAAATATTCATTAAATAAAGACGGATATTGTGTTGTTGCTTTATGCAAAAACGGCACCCAAAAAAGCGCTCATATACATAGATTAGTAGCGGAAGCATTTATCAAGAAAAATAGGCAAAATTTGGAAGTCAATCATATAGACGAAAACAAAGAAAATAACAATGCCAAAAATTTAGAATGGGTTACCAGAAAAGAAAACTGTAATCACGGAACTAGAACAGAAAGGAGTCAAAAAAACAGAACATATGAAAATGTAAGGAAAATCCCAGTTAGGAAGTTAGACTTGAGTGGAAATGTTATTAATGAATACTCATCAATTAGCGAAGCAGTAAAAGAATTTAACGGCTATATTATTGTAGTATCAAGGGTAGTAAACGGAAAAAGAAAAACAGCTTATGGATACAAATGGGAAGCTATTTAATCAACCAAATAAATTTAAGAAACTAAAATTACTGTTTAGGTAATGATTCTGCAAGGCACTGTGAGAATTTCAATGCGGATCGTGTGCCTGTCCGCAAAAAAAGACGTCCACATGGAACGCCCCTAGCAATATTATCAACACTAATATTATACCATACTGAGGGGGCTTTCATGACGTTTTTTCCAGAGATTGATATCCAAAAAACAAAATCCAATGCCAAGCGTAAATTGAGAGAGTATCCACGCTGGCGGAGGATAGCAAATGACGTAGATACTCAAAAAGTTACAGCTACTTACTCATTTGAGCCAAGACAACCGCATGGAGTCCCTAGTAAGCCTGTTGAGAGGCTAGCGCTTAATCGTGTGTCAGCAGAACAGGAGCTGGATGCAATTGAGCAAGCTGTTAGTATGATACTAGAGCCAGAGAGACGCAGAATTTTGTATGACAAATACTTAGCGCCTTATAAAAAGGCAGATAAGGTTATTTATACAGAATTATGTATGTCTGAGAGCTTTTATTATGATACGCTTGATATTGCTTTGTTAGCTTTTTCGGAGCTATATAGAGAGGGTTCGTTAATTGTTGAGCAAGGAGTTTTTAGCTAGTTTTTATACAGTAAACAGATAGTTTATACATATTTTTACATGTTATTATGGTACTATCAAAATAACAAGAAGAGATAACCGTTTTACCAACTGACTATTTATTTAGTCGCCAACTTTAACTACGATCAAACTTGTTATTTTAAAGGCACATGGGACGTGCAGGTTCGATTCCTGCCGTCTCAATAGTGGTTATTTCAACCACTAGAGCAATACAGCGGGCGTGGGACATGGAGCGGAGTTTTAACCGTTTTTGTGTAGACCTTATGGTATTAATCACGTTCGATTCGTGATGGGTCTATCAGCGTCGGAAGAGACGCGACCCCACATTCCTTCACAGGCAGACACGATCTGATATGTGGGTTTTATTAAGACTTAGCAATGCCTCTTGACAATGCGTACCAGCGCTAAGTCGATGTCAAGGTTGGACAAGACAGTGCCAACCGACATATTAACCGCAAGTCCAAAACCAAGGGTCGCAACCTTGCTTGTGGTTAGTAGGAACAACGGTTGTAAGTCGGTTCGATTCCGACTGTTCCTATGTAGAGCTCTAAGAAGTCTACGGGCCTTAGGAGCGATGAAGTTAGAGAATTGCATATCGCTCTAACTCAATATGCACAGTCATCACATTGTGGTGGCTTTTTATTATGTAAAAAAGAACCACAACAGTGGCTCTTATGCTTGCAATTTTAATTCAAGCGCTTCAGTAAGGACTTGAGAAAAGTTGAGGTTTTTATCTTCGGCTGCGTCGTTTAACCATTCAGGGATAGTCACGTTTTTGCGGACTTTTTTGGAATGATATTTTTTCATATAGGCAATCATATCAATGCCAATTAAAGCAATATCAGAATCACGATACTGTTCTTTTAAATCGGAAACGGAGCTAGCCTTTGGATAGTCGGTATAGTCTTCAAGGGCAAAGCCTAAGACTTCGACTGCCATTTCATAGGCGTGTTCTAAATCGTTACCGAAAGTAATAGCTTCAGGAACATCTGGAAAACGAACGCCAATTGAACTAGTTTCGTCATCATGTGTAAATATAGCTGGATAGATTAACATAGTTTTTTCCTTTCTAGGTAAACAATAACCAAGATGGTCAGGGCTTATTTCAGCCCTGCCTTCTTGAGAATATCGTCTTCGGTGCCGTTTGGAATATCACCTTTGTGCATGGGAACGATTGTGATATTGCCTGTTTCGAAGTTTTTGTACTTTGCATGGCTACCGTTTTGATTGACTTTTACAAAGCCGTTCTTTTTCAAGAGTTTGATAATTTCTCTTGCGGTTCTTGGCATATTGCTTACCTCACTTTCTATACTTATATTATACACATAAACAATGCAGATGTCAATACATAATACGCATAAAATACACAAAAAGGAGGTGATGGAAAATGGGATGACCGAAAAACAACAACTTTTTGCCGATGAGTACATCATCTGTTTAAATGCTACGAAAGCCTATAAGAAGGCTTATCCTAATATAAAAAAGGATTCTGTTGCTCAGGTTAATGGTAGTCGTCTGCTATCAAATGCTATGGTAAGGGCCTATATAGACGAAAGGTTAGAAGAATTAAAATCTGAACGCGTCGCTGATCAACAAGAGGTGATGGAATTTTTGACAGCTGTTATGCGAGGAGAAGTTAAAGAGCCTTTGCTAGTCCTCGATGGAGAAGGTACTCAAAAGGTGATTGAAGCTAGGCCTAATGTAGCGACTAGGAAAAGCGCAGCGGTTGATTTAGGAAAAAGATACGGATTATTTACGGAAAAAGTTGACCTCAACGCAACTGTAACAGAAGCTAAGAAATTTGATGACATTGTCAGTCAGTTAGGCGGTGAAGGGCTTGAAGAGTGAGTTTCCTTTATCGCAAAAGTACATTGATTTTTGCAATAGTTTTAAAAATGTTGATGCCGACTTTTTAGAAGGGACAACTGCCGCTGGGAAAACGACCGTTGGTGTCGGGGTTAAATTTATGCGAGCTGTTAGTCGTAGTACAAAAAAATTCCACATTATCGCAGCGAAAACTGTCGGTGTCGCAGAAAAAAACTTGATCAATCAAGATAATGGCATATTAGATATTCACAAATCAGCAATTTATAGACCAGATGGGGATAAAGATGCTAAACTCCCTCACATTAAATTTGAAGGCAAAATCATTTATGTGCTTGGTTACGATAATAAAGATAAGTGGACACTTGTCCTTGGCGGTCAGTATGGTTGTGTTTACATAGATGAGGTCAACACGGCAAACATTGAGTTTGTTCGAGAGATGTCAACTCGTAATGATTATATGATGGCGACACTTAACCCTGATGACCCAAACTTACCGATTTACAAAGAATTCATCAATCGTTCAAGACCTTATAAAAAATATGAGGGTGATGTACCAAAAGAAATTTTGTCAGAGCTAAAAGAGCCAGTAAATCCCAAGTGGAAATACTGGTTCTTTACGTTTAAGGATAATCTCTCGTTGACCGAAGAAGCGATTCAAAAGAAGATTGACTCCGCTCCTATTGGCACAAAGATGTATAAGAATAAAATTCTCGGACTTAGAGGTCGTTCGGAAGGGTTAGTATTCCCTATGTTCAGAAGAGAAACAAATGTTATCACAAAACAACAAGCCAAAACTTACAGTTTTGTGCAGTTTTCTTGTGGGGTCGATACTTCTTATTCAGAGCGTTCAAATGACACTATTGCTTTTATCTTCCAAGGCATTACTAGCAAAGGAGTTCTTGTGACACTTACCGAAAAAGTCTATAACAACAAAGACTTGGGGGGAGATAAAATCGCTCCATCAGATGTTGTTGTTAAACTGCATAGGTTTCTGGATGATTGCAAAGATGTCTGGGGTTTTGCAAGAAGAATTTATGTTGATAATGCAGACCAAGCGACAATGATGGAATTAAAAAAATATGCATCTAACAACGGACTAATTTATGAGTTCATGAATGCCAATAAAAGGTTAAAAATCATTGATCGTATCAATTTAATGGCAGGGTGGATAAAGCAAGGCTTTTATTATGTTGTTGAAGACTGTGAAAATCATATTCACGAACTGGAAGTTTACTCCTGGAAAGAAGATAAAGATGAGCCTGAAGACAGAAATGACCATACGATTAATGCTTGTCAGTACGGATTTATTCCTCACATAGACAAAATAGGAGAAGTTTTACAACAGTCAAATCAGTTTGAAGTTCTTAGGGCTGGCTTTGGCTACTAGAGAGGAAAATAATGTACACAGAATCATTTAGAGATAGCACAGGAAGGGCTAAAACACTAGAATTTAGATTCCACCGTGAAGCACGCATGAGGTATCAAGCGGAAAGTCTAAAGAGCTTGTTAGACGAAAAATATAAACTACTTCGTGAAATGATTGAACACCACGAGAAAGTGCAAAAACCACGCATCCAAGAGCTTTTAGACTACGCAGAGGGCAATAACCACACCATCAGCGAAACAGGCCGTAGAAAAGACGATGACATGGCTGACGTACGTGCTGTTCATAATTATGGTAAGTATATTTCCACGCTTAAACAGGGCTATCTAGTGGGTAATCCTATCCGTGTAGAGTATATTGATGGCACCGATCAGCAGCAAGGCTTATTAAAGGACTTATCTGTTAAAAACAATTTCCACCAGCTGAACCGCAGATTAGTAAAAGACCTATCTAAGGTAGGCCGAGCGTTTGAATTGATTTATCGCAGCATGGATGACAAGACAGAGGTCGTGAGACTAGATCCACGGGAAGTATTTGTTATCTATCAAAATAACCTAGAGCAATCAAGTTTGGCTGGTGTGCGGTATTACCACAAAAACCAATTAGATGGTACGACAAAAATAGTCGAACTTTACACTGATAGCAAAATCCTGAAGTTTGAATACGATGGTGATTTAACACCTATTGGAGAGGCTTCCTCTCATGCGTTTGGTTCGGTGCCAATCACGGAGTATCTCAACACAGATGATGGCATGGGCGACTACGAGACAGAGTTGTCTTTAATCGACTTGTATGATGCAGCGCAGTCTGACACAGCTAACTACATGCAAGATTTGTCAGATGCAATTCTGGCCATTTTCGGACGGGTGTCATTTCCGCCTGATGTTCAGACAGCCAAACAGCGTATCGAATTTATGAAAGTGATGCGTAAAGCTCGTTTGATGAACCTTCAGCCACCTGTTGATCAAGAAGGTCGTGAAGGGTCCGTAGATGCCAAATATCTATATAAACAATATGACGTGCAAGGGACCGAAGCCTATAAAAATCGTATTGTGTCCGACATCCATAAATTTACTAATACGCCAGACATGACAGACAGCAAGTTCGCCGGTCAACAATCTGGTGAGGCGTTGAAGTGGAAAGTGTTTGGTCTTGATCAGGAGCGTGTCGACATGCAAGCTTTATTTGAGCAATCTCTTAAACGTAGATACAAACTAATCGCTCGTGTAAGCCAACTGCTTAAAGAGATTGATGACTTTGACATCAGCAAGCTTAAAATCACATTTACGCCAAACTTACCTAAGTCGCTGCAAGAAAAGATTGAGTCCTTTAAAGCGTTGGGTGGGGAGTTATCACAAAAAACAACGATGTCTATTACAGATATTGTGGAAGACGCTCAAAAAGAATTTGAAAACATCCAGTCAGAACGTCGGGAGGAAGAATCTAACAACCCGTCGCTATCAGACTTTGACTTGGAGGTGTTAAGACGTGAAACTAACACGAAAGCAGAGCAATGGAGCTTATAATCGCGAAAGAAAAGCGATGAATGCATGGGTTAAAGCAGATTTAGACCACGAAGCTATGTTAAAGCAGTTATATACGCAATCAAAGGCACAAATTGAGGCTAACATAGATCGTTTTTACATGCGCTATGCTGACAAACGCGGCCTCGATAAACGTACTGTGAAGAAGTTAGCCGACAGTTTTGACGTTACAGCTTATCAAAATATGGCGAAAGAAGCGGTCGCTAATCGTGATTTTAGCAAAGAAGCTAATCTGTGGCTTAGCGTGTATAATCTGAAAATGAAAGTCAGCAGAGAGGAACTCTTGCGAGCTGAACTCAATTACGAATTGCTTAAACTGCATAGTAAAATGGATAACCAGATGCAATTAGCCAGAGAAAAAGCGGCGCTTGATGAAATCAAACGTCAGGCAGGTATTTTAGGTGGACAAGGTTCTGTCGCTAAAAGATTAAAAGGTATCCTAAACGCAGACTTTTATGGTAAAAATTTTTCTGAACGGGTCTGGGGAAACAACGGTTTATATCATGAAATACAAAAAAGTCTTTTTAGCTCCCTTTCGCGTATAGCGACAGACATGCAAGGATATAAAAAAGAAAAAGAACGATTGATGAGACACTTTGATGTTGCAGAATACGAAGCACTAAGATTACTCAAAACCGAAAGTGCAAGAATTAGAAGTGATGTCCAGTTAGATGCTTATAAGAAAAATGGGTTTACACATTATATATTTGTCTGTGAACCTGGTGCTTGTCAGATTTGCTCACCTTATGATAAAGAACGATTTGAGTTAGGTAAAGGATCAACGGCTGTGACCATGCCGCCACTACACCCTAACTGCAAATGTTCAACGTACGGAGAGATTGATTACGATAGTATTATTAAATAACAACAGGCGGGCAACCGTCTTTTTGTACCAAAAAAGCAGGAGGGAATATGAATCGAGAAAGTAAACCAGGCATGGAAAGCGTAAAAATCGGAGGGTTGACATACTCTGTTGAAAAAACATCGGACTTGCAAGGAAAGAATGGCAATTGGGGTCTTATACACTATAAAACACAGCAAATTAAGCTAGATGACTCATTAACCGAGCAACTCGAAGACCAAACGCTCATCCATGAAATTACTCACGGAATTTTAGTCGAAGCAGGCTATACTAACCACGAAGAGGACCAAGCTAACCGCATTGGTCTTATTTTGTATCAAGTATTGCGGGATAACGATTTTAGTTGGTTGTACAAAGGGGAATAAACAATGAATAAAATATCATTAAATATCGAAATCACTTGGGAAAACAAAGACGAATTCCAGCAAATCATGAATAAAGTTAATGAAACGAAAGAAGCTTACGAAAAAGCCTTAGAAGCTGCGGGAAAATTTGTCCCTAAAATGTCGTGTGCAACAAAGTTAAATAAAGGAGAAAGCAATGAATAAACGCATCAAGAAAAAACGTAGATTAGAGACATTATTAGGCTTAACAATCGGTCAAATTACAGCGTTGCGATTGGAGCTAGACGCAGTTAAATCAGCGACGCTAGATAACCAAGCAGCCATCAAGTCAATTGGTGATGAAGTTGATTACATAAAGCAAAATTACAAACGGAAGTGGGGGAAGAAATGAAATATCGTAAGAAACCTGTCGAAGTTGAAGCGTTTCAGTGGTACGGTGATATTCGTCAAAAAGAAGATCCAGAGTGGATAATTAGCGCGATTTCGGAAGAAAGAGCTTGGATTGCGGTTGACAAGGTTGTTAACAGTCCTGTTTTACGTATAAACACTTTAGAAGGTGTTATGACAGCTAATCAAGGCGATTACATCATCAAAGGCATCGCTGGTGAATTTTATCCATGTAAACCTGATATTTTTGAACAGACCTATGAATCAATCTAAACCAAAGTCGTAGCAATACGGCTTTTTATTGTGCCCTGAGCATGGCCTAAAAAGGCTCAAATTAATCACTAGCGTGGCTTGTGGATAAAAACACTTAATAGGGACTAGAAGACATGAGGCGCCCGTTTTCGTGGCTCTGTGGTGTGTTTAAAAACAGGACTAGCGTGGGAGGAAAAATGAATAAAGAACTATTAGCAAAACTTTTTAAATGTGCTCCAGATACCGGTACAGGTTCAGAAGGGGCTTCTGACTCAGATAACCAACAAAACGACACAGATGAAGAATCTAGCGACGATGGTTTTAAGGCCCCACAATCTCAATCAGAGTTGGATAGTTACACAAATAAAGCTATTCAGAAAGCCTTAGAAAATCAGCGCAAGGATGAAGCTAAGCGTATTGATGACGCTGTAAAAAATGCTTTGGCAAAAGAAAAAGACTATTCCAAACTATCCGAAGAAGAGCGCCAACAGCGTGAATTTGAAGATAGCAAAAAAGCTTTTGAAGCTGAAAAAGCCAAGTTTGAACACGATAAACTTGTGGTGCAAGTCGAAAAGGACCTTATCGAAAAGGGGTTACCGTCTGAATTTGCTGAATTGCTTGCTACAAAAGATGCAGAAGATGCACTAGAGCAAGTAAAAACATTTGAAGCGGCATTTAAAAAGGCAGTAGCTGAAGAAGTTAAAAAGACCGTGCGACAAGAAACCCCAGCAAACGGCGGTGGGTTAAGCAAACAAACTAATTACGGTGCTAACTTGGCTAGTAAGGCAGCACAACAAAGCACCAAGCTTTTTTAGGAGGAAAACATGAATAAACGTAAAGTAACAACATCTAAAGAGATTCTACACAATCTCGACTATGAGGCTATGTCCGTCACTTTAGATTCAAGCACAATCGGTAAAAAAGTTGTTCCAGCTGGGACAGTGTTAGCAGGTGTTTCGGAATCAGTATTTAAAGACCGTAAACAGAAAGTAAAAACCGTGACAAATGGAGAAGTTTCTAGCGAAAACAATATCTGCGGGATTTTGCTGACAGATGTTGATTTAACAAATGGCGACGCAGCTGGTTCTTGTGTTTATCGTGGCACTGTCAACGCAGATAAACTTGCAGAAACAACGCTAGCAGAGGGTTTCACAGAATTAGCAACAAAGCTACCACATATTGTTTTTATCAAGGGAGGTAAATAAACATGGCATTGATCCACGAAATTATCACATCGGAAAATATCAAAGGTTTTTACAACGCCAAAAACGAAAGTATTGAAAACACGTTGGGCGAAAATGCGTTTCCGCCAAAACAACAATTAGGACTCAAGCTTTCGTTTATTAAAGGTGCAGCAGGCAAACCTGTTACTCTTAAAGCGGCAGCTTTTGATACTAAAGTGCCACTACGTGATCGTATGGCTGTTGAATTGCTTGACGAAGAAATGCCATTCTTCAAAGAGGCTATGGTTGTCAAGGAAGCAGACCGTCAGCAACTCAATTTGTTAGCTCAAACCAAAAACCAAGAACTTATTGACACGGCGTTAGCAGCGATTTACAACGATAAAGTAACGCTTATTGCAGGTGCTAAAGCACGTCTAGAAGCAATGCGCATGGAAGTGTTGTCTAAAGGTAAAATCCATGTTGCATCAAACGGTGTCATGAAAGATTTTGATTATGGATTAGATCCTTCGCAAACAACCAAGCCAAGCACAAAATGGGATCAAGCAGAGACCGCGACACCACTTAAAGACATCGAAGGTGCTATTGAAAAAATAGCAGAACGTGGCTTTGTACCAGAAGCTATCATCATGAACTCTAAGACGCTTAGCTTGATCAAGAATGCTAAATCAACTCTTAAAGTCATCAAACCAATGGCACCAGATGGGGCAGCTGTGACTAAAGGTGATTTGGAAAGTTATATTGCTGATGAACTAGGTCTTAAAATTTTATTTAAGGATGGCATGTTTATTGGTGATGATGGTAAATCTCGTAAATACTTCCCAGATGGTTTTGCAACTTTGGTACCTAACGGCAACCTTGGTTACACTGTATTTGGGACAACTCCAGAGCAGTCAGACTTGCTTGGTGGTGAAGCGACAGATGCTGAAGTATCAATCGTTGAAACAGGTATTGCGATTACCACTACTAAGACAACAGACCCAGTGAACGTCCAAACCAAGGTATCTATGATTGCTTTGCCATCGTTTGAACGCTTGGAAGAAGTACAAATTATCGACGCCTTACAAGAAGGTTAAGGAGGTGCTTTATGGCCGAAGTTATTAAGGCTTTTAGAGACAAAGTGACGACTAATGCTTATTATGTAGGCGATGATTACAAAGGAGATCGTATCGAGGAATTGACAGCCAATGGTTACTTGGCCGGAAATACTCCTAAACTTGATACTGTCGAAGAAGTTGACCTAGATAAGTTAAAAGTTGACGAAATCAAAGCAAAACTTGATGAATTGGGTGTGGACCATGACCCAAAGCTCAAAAAGCCAGAATTATTGGAACTTTTAAAACAGTCAGCTAGCTAGGAGGTGTTTATGCAAAAGATAAACACAGATAGCATTATAGCTAATGTGAAGCTTGATTTAGGTATTGACGATACCTTACAGGATAATCTGCTTAGCATGTTACTAAAACGTGTTACAGACCATTTTAAAGCGGAGTATGGCGTTGAAGATATAGACAACGCCTTTTTCTTTGTCTTTGAAGATTGTCTGATTGCTCGCTTTAATCGCAGAGGGTCGGAAAGAGCTAAAAGCGAAAGTGTGGAAGGACACACAACCACCTACTATGACTTTTTAAACGAGTTTGAGCCTTACGACAAAATGATTAAATCTAAGCTTAACCTAATTAAGGATAAGTCTCGCGAAGGAGGCTTGTACTTTTTATGAGATATGCAGATAGAATTACATTTATAAAGGCAACAGATGAGCGATATGATCCAGATTTAGGAGAATATACACATACAGAAGTTATAAGCAAGACTTTGCCTTGTTTTGCGATGGATATGGGTATGGAAAAGTCTGTACAGATTTTTGGAGATTATCAAAAATCACGAAAAGTTGTTTATGTAAAGCAACCGTACAATCAAAAATATGATTTTTGTGAGTATAAAGGTGTGAAGTATAGGGCGTTGGCTGATAAGCAATCAGAGACTGTTTTTTATCTCGAGGAGGCTGTCTAATGCCAGGGGTAACTATTGAATGGAAAGGTATTGAAAAGGCCTTTAGTAAGCTTGTGAATGCCCCTGGTAACATCGACAGATTAATTGATGCAGTTGTTAAAAATAATGCTGAAAAAGCTAAAGCAGAGGCACAAAGAATTGCACCTTATGACACTGGATTTTTACATGACGAGATCTATGCTCACTATCCTGGCAAAGCTTGCGCAGAAATTATTTCAAACGCTGGATATTCAGGTTTTTTAGAGTATGGTACAAGAAAAATGCCGGCTCAACCATTTTTGAGGCCAGCAATTGAATCGATTTTACCAGACCTCGAAAAGGATTATAACAGCGTCATCAGGAGGGCCTTTAAATGACACCTAACAACGCCGTTTTTAGGCAGTTTTTCAAAGAATGTTTGGTTATTACTAAAGATACTTATGATTATATTCCAGATGCAAGTGCAAAATATCCGTTTATCTATATTGGGGAATCATCAAATACCCCGAATAATAATAGTGAGCTTATGGGAGATATTAGGCAGACGATACACGTTTACGGAGAGTTGAAAAAACGCTCAAAAATAGATGATATCGCTGCTAATATTCACGACAAAATCGGTGCTTTAAAATTTGCATTTGGTTACAACATTCTTATTGACCGAATTAACGAGCGCACAATAACAGAAAATTCAGAAACAACACCGTTATTACATACGGTGCTTGATATTTACTTAACTTACACAAAGAAAGGAAACTAAATGCCAGAATTAATTCAAGGAAAAAGCTTTTTGCTATTCTTTCGTAGATTAGCTGACGCTAAGACAAAAGATGCTGCAAAATTGCGATTCCAAACAGAACACGCTATCAAAATGGAGAAAGAGACCGAAGCCACAAAAACAAAAGACGGTATTGTCAATGCGTTGTCTGATGGCGAAAACACAGTTGACATGTCTTCATTAGCTTATGTCGAAGACACAAAGACAAAAGCAATGTGGAAGGAGCTTCGCGAGTGGTTTAAAGCGGGAGACATTGTTGAGGTTTGGCAAGTTGATTTAACATCCGAAAAGGGCGGAGATTATGAAGTTGACTACTTCCAAGGGTATTTTAAATCGTTTGAGATTTCAGCGCCTGCTGATGGAAAAGTAGAACTATCTGCCTATACGCTATCATTATACGAAGTTATACGAAGAAGTTGCGCAAGAGCTTGGTAATTCAACCATACTAAAACTTTAATTAAAATTAACGAAATTAGATAGTAGCAAGATCCCTGTATCGCTACTAAATGAATTGGCAGATTTTTATAAAGTAGATGTTAATAATATTTTTTTAGGCAATAAATACGATTTAAATCATATAAAACAATTACAACACTAGAAAGGACAATATGAACGAACTAGAAAACAAAATAAATGAACTTGAAGAAATAGTAATCAACATGGATGAAGTAGCTGTAGTGATTCCATGGAAGGTAGCAAAAAACCTACTACAAAGAGCAGGTTATTTATCAGAAGAGGAACGCAGATTGTTGCAGTGGAAATTTGGAGATTCTCCCCACCAAGGTAAACGTTCCGAAAAAGTCCGCAATATGCTAGAGGGACTTAGGAATAGTGGAAATTCCGAGAATAGCTGATAATTTTAATTCTGTTGTTTGGTCATTGTGCATGAAAATGAGGGTTTCATTTTTAAGACCAGCTGTTGAGACTATTATGCCAGAGTTTGAAAAAGACTATCGCAGTGTTATTAGGAGGGCTTTTAAATGACACCTAACACAGCTGTTTTTAGGCAGATTTTTAAAGAGTGTTTGACGGTAACTAAAAATACCTATGATTATTTGCCGAATGCCAATGCTGAATATCCATTTGTTTACATTGGGGAGTCATCTAATACGCCTAACAATAACAGCGAACTTATGGGGATGGTTAGGCAAACAATACATGTCTATGGAGAGCTTAAAAAACGCTCTGGAGTAGATGATATTGTTGCTAATTTACATGATAAAATCACCTCTCTAATATCTGCATACGGTTATAACGTTCAAGTTGATCGCATCAATGAGCAGACATTACCTGATAACTCAGACACAACGCCATTGTTACATACGGTGTTAGATGTCTATTTAACTTATACAAAAAAAGGAGAATAAATGCCTGAATTAATTCAAGGGAAAAGCTTTCTGTTGTTTTTCCGTAAATTAGCAGACGCTCAATCAAAAAGCGCAGCTAAACTAAAATTTCAAACAGAGCATTTCATCAAAATGGAAAAAGAAACCGAAGCCACAAAAACAAAAGACGGTGTCATCAATTCGCTGTCAGATGGCGAAAATACCATTGACATCACTTCCTTAGCTTATGTCGAAGACACAAAGACAAAAGCAATGTGGAAGGAGCTTCGCGAGTGGTTTAAAGCGGGAGACATTGTTGAGGTTTGGCAAGTTGATTTAACATCCGAAAAGGGCGGAGATTATGAAGTTGACTACTTCCAAGGGTATTTTAAATCGTTTGAGATTTCAGCGCCTGCTGATGGAAAAGTAGAACTATCTGCCTCTTACGCTATCAATGGAAATGGAGTAGAAGGAAAAGATAAACTGAGCGAAGATCAACAACAAGCGGTATCGTCTGCTCAGTACGAGTACCAAAAAATGGCGGCTACACAAGCGTCTAAAACATCTTAATAAGTTGGGATTACCCCCCAACTTATTTTTTTATATTAAGGAGAAATTTAAATGGAAGCAACTATTGGAAAGAAAACACATGAACTTATTTTTGGTTTTAAATTTTTGAAGTTTATCAATAAAGTTCGTTCGGTAACAATGGACGGCGTATCAACAGGCGTTGGGGGGATGACCATGATTGAAGCTGGAGCAGGATTTAAAGATCCAGAAGTGCTTGAAATCATTTTAAAGGGTGCTACAAACACCTCCACATCAAAACCAACAGATGATGAGTTAGAAAGCTTTATTGAAGAACTGATTGTAACAGGGGAATATATTGATTTTTATGATGAAGTAATGGCAGAAGTAAAAAAGGATGTAATCCTCCGTCAAGCTATCGCAGGAAATCAAAAAATCGAAGTAGTAGCCAAAGCCAAATAAATTTCTCCTTCGACGATTTAATGGCAATAGCAATCGGACGTTTTGGCTTAGAGTTAAAAGATGCTGAGCGTTTAACATGGCATGATTACTGTATTTACGACTTGGCTTACCAAGTTAAAATGCAGGAACAAGAAACTATGCTTGCTAAACAAGCTTGGTTTAATCAAGCGGTCAAAGCAACAAAAGGGAGTGGTAAAAGTATTAAACCTGCTTATAAAAACTTTAATGAATTTTATAACGCTGAGAAAGCTTTTGCTTCTGTTTTTGGAGTTGCTCAAGAAACCAAACGATTATCTATTGCTGATTTGAATCGTGCAATTAACCGAAAGGAGGTATAGATGGCAAGTGTTGCGGATTTTACGCTGACAGCACTGATTAAGGCGGATGCCAGTGGTTTTAGAGCGGGTATTCAAGATGCGAAAGGTGCTCTTGAATCTTTGCAAGCTTCATCTGGCAATAAGTTACAAAAAATCAGTGACAGTTTTGTTGGTGTAGGTAAGGCATTGACCGCTGGATTGACATTGCCGCTGGCTGCAATTGGCGGGGCTTCACTGAAAGCCTTTTCTGAGTATGACACTGCATTAATTGGAGTGCGCAAAACCACAGATATTTCTGGGGATGCTTTAAAAAGGTTTAGTAAACAAATCATGGGGTTGTCCCGTGAGATTCCAAATAGTGCTGTCGAGATTGCAAACTTGGCAGAAGTAGCTGGGCAATTAGGCATAAAAACGGACCAAGGAGGGAAACACCTCCTTAACTTTTCAAAAATAGCTGCCCAAATGGGGACAGCTACAAACATGTCATCTGAGCAAGCCGCAAATGCAATGGCTCGCTTAGCAAATATTACACAGATGCCTCAGACGCAGTTCCACAGACTGGGGTCAACTATTGTTGCGTTAGGGAATAATTTAGCTACAACCGAATCTGAGATAGCTGATATGTCTCTACGTTTAGCAGGTACAGGTCACCAAATCGGTTTGACTGAAGCACAAATAGCAGGGTTAGCGGCTGGTATGAGTTCTGTCGGCATTAACGCAGAAGCTGGCGGATCTGCATTTTCTCGCGTTATGCAAAAAATTAATACTGAGGTGCTTTCTGGCGGTGATAATTTAGCTAAGTTTGCGAAAATATCTGGCCAAAATGCCGAACAATTTGCTCAAACCTGGAAGACAAAACCACAAGAAGCTATTTTGAGCTTTGTAAAAGGTCTAGGAAAGATAAAAGCGAGCGGTGGAGATGTTACTCAAACACTTAAAGATCTAGATATAAGGTCAATACAAGAAATTGATACTCTAGCACGTCTATCAGGAGCTGGAGATTTACTGTCTAAATCTTTTGGTATTGCAAACAAAGCATGGGCGGACGGAACAGCTCTGCAAAAAGAAGCCGATGCAGCGTCCGAAAGCTTCGCTAATCAACTCAAGAAACTTAAAAATGCCCTTTTTGAAGCAGGTACTGTCATTGGAGGACAATTAGCTCCGCACATTGGTAAAATGGCGGAAAGTATCCGACAGGCAGTGCAAGCATTTAATGACTTAGACCCAAAAGTGCAAGCTAATATTGTTAAATTTGGTTTATTTTTGGCTAAAGTCGGCCCTGCTATATTAATTGTCGGTAAAATCATTAAAATCATTGGTTTAATTAGCAAAATTTCCATTGCGATAGCATTTATCGGTAAGTTAGCAACAGCTTTCAGAACCGCAGGAACAGCCATCGCTGGATTTAAAGCCGTCATAACTTTAACAGGTGGTCCGATCGCTTGGATTATAGCAGGGATTATGGCTCTGGTAGGAGTAATAACATATCTTTGGACGACAAACGAAGGTTTTCGTAACGCGGTCACCAATATTTGGGAGGCGATAAAACAAGCATTTGCTACCGCTTGGGAATTTATCCAAAACGTATGGAACGCTGCACCAGGGTTCTTCTCTGGACTATGGGAAACCATTAGCAGTGGTGCGTCCTCTGTTTGGGATAGCGTTAAATCTGTATGGCAGTCAACGGTTGAGTTTTTAAAATCAATTTGGCAATCTGTTGCAGATTTCTTCGCTCCATTTTGGGAAGGAATTAAAACTTTTGCGCTGAATGTTTGGCAAAGCTTCATTGATGGAATGGCTCCGATCATAGACTCTTTCAAAAATTTTTGGGGAGCTGTGGTTGAGCATTTTAATGTAATCGCCGAACAAATAAAACCTATCTGGGAAGATCTCAAGCAATTCTTTAGCGATACTTGGAATTTAATAGTTGGTATTTTCGAAGTTGCATTTGCTATCTTAGCACCTATTGTTTTAATGGGATTTGAAGCCATAAAAACAAAAATTATTATCGTGTGGGAAGCAATTAAAGCTATCGTGCAAATAGCATGGGATGTGATAACCACTGTTATCCAGACAGCTTTAGCAGTTATAGGAGCTGTTTTAATAGCTCAATTCGAAATCATTAAAGCTATCATTAAAGCTGCATGGGATTTTATGACAACGCTTATTCAGACTGTTTGGACGATAATGACGACTATCATATCAACGGCAATTAATGTAATTGCAGATATTATAAGAGTTGTCACAGCGGTTATCCAAGGAGACTGGCAAGGTGCTTGGGATGCGATAAAATCCATTGCTGAAACAATATGGAATGCTATTCTGACCATAGGTCAAGCGCTATTTAATGCTTTAAAATCAGCTATCGAAACTATCTTAAACACCATACAATCTATCTGGGGTGCCGTTTGGAATGCGGTTAGTTCTGTCGCTTCGAGCATTTGGAATGCTATCGTGTCTATTATCAGCAATGCCATGTCAACTATGCAAAATGCCGTTAGTAATGGCATCAATGCAGTGAAAAATTTCATCACCAACGGATGGAACTCTGTTGTTGGCTTTTTACGTGGCATTAATCTTTTTTCAGCTGGTAGTGCTATCATGCGAAGCTTTCTTGATGGTGTTAAATCAATGTGGGGATCAATTACTAACTTTTTCGGAGGTATAGCAGGTTGGATCAAGGCTCACAAAGGACCTATCAGTTACGATAGACGCTTGCTTATCCCTGCTGGTAAGGCAATTATGGGCGGATTTAATCGTAGCTTGGTGAAAGGTTTTGAGTATGTCAAAAGTAATGTATCCGGTATGGCTGGCAAAATCTCTGACTTAGTTGGAGCGGGGTCTGTATTTGATACAGATATGCGTAGCACAATATCAGGAGCAGTTACAGCAGGTGTGGAAGTTGATCTAGGACATCAAGCAAAACCTCTGGAAGTTGTATTGGAGCTAGGCAATAGAGCTTACGAATTATTTGTTGATGATATTACTGATAGACAGCAGACTACTGCTAAATTAAGAGAGGTCTATTAATGTATGATTTTTCAAAAATGGAGAGTGGTGCGAGCGTAACAGCTCGCTTGCCATCTGATAATATGTCTGTTAACGGGGAACCGTTAAATGAGATAGTACCAGGTTATAGACAACTGCATGTTGCAGGTCGTGGATTGATCGGACAGGAAATCGAAACTATTACTATTCCCAGTCGAAGAGGCGTTTATGTTACAAATATCCAAGATAAAGAAAGAGAGTTAACTATAACTTTCCAACTTGTGGCCAAAAAATCCGAGGACTTACGTAACGCATATACAAAACTAAACAAAGCCTTGCGGGGAGAATTATCCTTAGTTTTTGCAGATGAGCCAGACTTTACTTATAAAGGTTATTTAAGCTCTGTGCCAAATGACGCCGAGCAATCACTAACCATTGTATCTAGCTTTACAATTTTAGTGCCTGACCCTTTTAAGCAAGGTAAAACAAAATCATCCACAGGGCTCATCACGCTTACCGATGCCGATGAGGTTTTGCCGAGTAAGATTACACTAGCATTATCCGGAAGCGCATCAGAGATCGAAATAACAGCTGGAAACAATCGCATGAAACTTAAAGGCCACTACGGTGGAGGTGACAAAATTACCATAGAGTGGTTAGCTGATGAGTTTGTGATTAAACACAATGCCAACTTAGCATTATCTCATTTGTTACATTTATCTGTACCGGAGGAGTTTTATGTAAAAAACGGAGATACTATAAAAGCCACTAATGCGACTGTAGAGCGTGTTGAATGGAGGGATGAGCAGTTATGATTTATCTTTTTGATAGAGATGAAAAATTAATAAAAATCATCCGCAAAAACGCATGCAAATCTGTTACACAAAAACAAACATTGACCGATACTAATTACGTCTCGGATATGCTAACAGCAGAAATTAAAGCTTTACCGGATGATATTTTGGAGCAGTCGGAATACATCGCTATACCTACCAAAGAAGATAAACGGAAGTTTCATCTTTTTTTATTGCCCGAGATGAGACAGAGGGTGATGTTACAGTTTTCGATGGCGTCCAATCTGGAATTGAAGAACTTAGGAAAGCAGTCTCTGAAAACAAAAGGCCTCGCAAACGTGATGCTAGAGAGGTCATTGAGTATTTACTAAAAGATACAAACTGGCATGCTAGATATGTCGCAGAAACAGGAAAATCATCTACTAATTTTTATTATGATTCCGTCTTTGACTCCTTGTTAAAAGTTTGCTCTGCTTGGCAATTAGAAATGCAGTTTTTTGTGGAGATGAATAACAACGAAATCGGCGCAAGGTACATTGATTTTAAAAAGAAAATCGGTGTCGCTGAAGGTAGACGTATTGTTTATGGCCATAACGCTTTAAAAATTTTAAAGCAAAACGAAAAATCTGAGATTATCACAGCGATAATTGGTAGAGGAAATGGCCAAGAAGTATCTTCTGCCGATGAAAACGAGGGTGGACAAGCTGGGTATGGTCGCAAGATTACATTTAAGGATGTCGTTTGGACCAAACCTAAAAACCCATTAGATAAGCCAGCCGGGCAATTATTTTTAGAGTGGCCAGAAGCCACAGAAAAGTACGGGATCAATATAAAAGGTAAAAAAATGCCTAAAATAGGCGTTATTGATATTGATTCTGATGACCCAGAAGAATTAATCCAGCGATCTTACGAGTATTTGGTAGATCATGCTCGTCCTAGAGCTACTTTTAAAACGACATCTGCTTACTTAAAAGCCGGAATTGGCGACACTGTGAGAGTAGTGAGGAAAGACCGCAATCTTGATTATGAGGTGCGCGTCTTTGAAATCACTTGGGATAGGCTAAGCGACAAAGCGACAGATATCAAGTTAGGTGATAGGCTAAATGCTTCTGATAGCTTAAAAAAATCTCAATTACAGTCGCATTTGACAGATAGTGTTTCAGACGCCGTATTTGATAGTCTTGGTCATTTTTTAAAAGATGAGTTACCAAGTGCGGGTGGATTTAACACAAACTTTTATGGCGAAAACGAACCTGATAAAAGCAAGGTAAAAATTGGTGATACTTGGTTTAAACCAGACCCAGAACACGAAGGACATAAAATCCTTTTGGTTTGGGATGGCGAAAATTGGGTTGAAATCATAAGAAGTTATAACCCCGATGTAGCAAAGACAGCGGTCGAAGAAGCTTTAAAAGAAGTAGAAAAAGCCAAAAAAGCGCAAGAAGAAATCAACCAGCGTACTGACAAAGAGCTTGAAGAGTTTAGAGAAACCCTCAAAAACCTAGCTTTGCCAGAAGAAGCCATCAAGAAAATCACCGAGTCTATCAAAGTTGACGACATCCCGTCACTTAAGCAAAACTTTGATGACCTAAAAAACAAGGTCAGCGAGACAGCCCGATTAAACGCTGAAATCATAGGCACAGATGGTAAGACCCGCTACAACAAAAATTTGCTGGTTGGCGACCCTAATCGTACTAAGTCTTATGATGAGGACTTTATCGAGATTGAGGCCAACGACGGCGGCTTTAAGCGTGGCGAGACCTACACAATTAGCTTTAGTCAGACTTGTGAGCTGCTCCAAAAAGTGGCTATCACGCTGACGCAGGCTAATAACAAGGGACTTAAGCTAGTGCTGACACCAACGAAGGCCAAGATGGAACCGCAGACCTTTAATCTCACCAAGGACACAGAGGTCATCAGCGTTTATCCTTTGAGTTATACAGGCACTTTAACGGGCGATTGGTATAAATCTAAGCAAATAGATTTAAATGTGTCAGAGACGCAAGAATTAGCTCTAGAGATGGCTTATAAAGAGGTCGCAGATGCCAAAGGGGCAACCATTATCGGTAAGCAGTCTGATAAACCAAAAATTATTTTAGATGGAAGGAGGAACAGATGACATCAGTCGAAACAATACCAATAAAAATTGTCTTTGCCCGCAAAGATGCCTCAGAATGGCAGTCTATTAACCCTGTTATTGATGCAGGGGAGATGGTTGTAGAACTAGACACTCACAGGCTAAAGGTCGGAGATGGTAAAACAAGCTATAACGACTTGCCTTACTACGAAGGTCCGCAAGGTGAGTCAGTGACAAAAGTACAACTTTCCGAGGATGGAGAGCTATCTATCTGGATTGGCGACCGAGAGACAAAGCTTGGCAACATCAAAGGCCAAAAAGGTGATAGAGGTAAGAGTGTAGAGAGCGCTCGAGTTGATGAGTCAGGTCACTTAAAAATAAAAATCGAAGACCAAGAAGAGGCTGATGTAGGTAGTGTAAAAGGTGACAAAGGCGATAGCATAGCTATCCAAATCCACGAGATTGTATCCGATGGCTTAAAAGTGACTTTTACAGATAATACTACCGTCATCATACCAAAAGGGCCAAAAGGTGATACTGGTGATGCTAGAGGAATTAACTTAGATGACTATGTTACAAAGTCAGAGCTAAAAACCGTGGGTGCGCCAGATGTTAAAGCCATTAATGACTTTTTAGGACTATCTCAAAAGATGTTTACGAGCAACTATAGTTACTCTGATAGTCTTTTAAAAAGCTATAGTAGCCCTAGTTACTCTGCTAGCTGGTATGTCAACGAATCAACCAAAGACGTCAATGTCAAAGACAAAGTATTGATTACCATAAGTAACACGACAACCCGAGTGGATAACTACTTGGAGGTATCGGTTACTTATGTTGGCTCTAACTACGTGACTGCTACCTCAACAGGGAAGTTATTAACTACTCCTGGCGAAGTTAATGTCCTAACGAAAGAACAAATCGCAGCTGCTTATGCTAAGAAAGAGCACAAACACGAGATTGACGATATCAAGGGCTTACAGAATTCTTTAAACCACAAAGCCAATGCCCAACATAGTCATAGCGAGTACTTACCACAACCGGTTGCGGACAAGCTTTACCTTTCCAAGAGTGAGCTTCAAGGATATTTGTCTGGTTATCTCAGACAAGGCGACATCCAATATCAACTTAACAATATTGGCAAGCTAAAAGATGAGGTCACGGGTCAGTACCTATCTGTCCAAGTGGTTGATAAGGGTCGAGTGCCAAGTGATACCAGCGGCATGATTGTTTTTGAGCGATCTGGAGGCAAATGA